GATGCACCAAACAAAAAGACTTATGATGAGTTAACAAGTTTGATGTTTCAGTTGTATTGTGGAAATGACTATGGCTTAGGAAATTTCAGTTTATCTTTTCTCGACAAAATCGAGTCAAGATGGCAATCAGGTAGAAAGAAAATAGCTCAGGCTAAAGGTTTGAAATTGGTTGTCAAAAATGTGTAGCCACGGTGTGATCCATAATCCATATCTTTTCCCACATCGTGGTTATGCAGATGCCGAGGGTTCCTAGAGATTTAGTCAAGAAAACAATCTATTTTGTGGATGCTTTACCAGGTGAGGTAAAGACTGAGTATATTGAAAATATCTTAGACGATTACGAATTCTGTAAATCCCAAAATTATCCAAAACCAACTATTAAAAAGTTTTATGAGTTATTCACCAAACTTGTTAAAAAATTTGGGCATTAAGTTAGCCATGGAGTTTGCAAGAGAAAAACGTCCACCTGAAATAAGATTATTTCAAGCTATATTGCTACAGGCTTTTGAGGATTCGTTGTCCCTGAGTGGGTTTAAAAGAGAAACTTATTGGAAAGAAGATAGCCATAAATGGTTTTTAGAGAATGGTAAAGATTTTCAAGACGTATGTTGGAACGCTGATATGGACCCGCAGATGGTACGTGAGGAGTATATTAAGTTAATCGACATTGGTAAAATTAAATTTACAGAGCTGCAGAAGTCTTGGATTAATTATCGAGAGTTTTATAGATTGTATCGTAATGCTAAGACTAAAGAGGAAAGGGCTGAAATTAAAAAGAAAGTATACTCAGGTAAGGTAAAAATTAGATAGTGGTCATGGTGGTCTAAAATGTTTTATCCCTGGGGGAGAAATCAAAGAGAGCATAGACTCCACCCCCAGGAACTAATGAAATATTGATCTTTTTTAAGGACCATAGGATAAATATAACAGAATACCGGATACCGGACAATCAATAAATATTTACTATATAGATATCTCAGACTAACGAACAAAAGAAAGTACCCCAGAGGGTAAAAATGGTGTATCTGGTGTATCTAAACGATTATTAGTCAGTAATATCAATGGTTTTAATCAATTTTAGTGGTGTATCTATGGTGTATCCATGGTGTATCTAAGATACACCAGTCTTGCGGGAACGCAATCAGAAGTTTTATGGGGTATTACTTTGTGATGAAATAATCTATATAGTAGAAATATGAAGGGAATAATATTCAAAACAGTTAAAGAAGGTTTCAGAAGATTACACAAAGCTCATAAAGCTGAGGTAAAAAGATCAAAAAAAACTAAAACACCTGTTGTTCCTTTTTCTTTAAAAAAAGCGGATTTTAAAAGAAAGATACGAGGAACTAAATTTACTGGAGCTGCAGAATTTAAAGCTCAACCAGGTTTGAAAAGAAGAATTAGAGTTGGTATCGTAAAAGCTAAAAGAGAAAAGAAAAAATTTAGAAAACCTGTAATAGTTGGTAAAGCATATGCATCTGATAAAAAAGGCAAAACTATGCAGATCCAACCACTCACAATCTTACAACGAAGATTAATGAAAAAAGAAATGGCTAAATCCGCAGACAAAGAATACAAAAGAGTTAGATTAAGAAAATTTGGTTACAACACAGGTGGTTTGAAAACTATTAAGATGGTCAAAAGTAAATTAGAAAAAGCATCCGCAGCACATGCGGGCCAAGCTAAAGCACTTGGTAAAGTTATTGATAAGAAAAAAATGTTAGTTGGTGGTTTATTAACTAAAGGTATAAAGGCTGCGTATAAAAAATTTAGAAAATCTGGTGGAAGACGAACTTCTGAGATTGTTAAAGAAAGTAAAGTAAGTCGATCCACTGCAAAAAGTGATGTGAAAAGTGCTTTAAGAAGAGAAATTAAAGCAAAGATTCCATTTAAAAATTTTCACATAAATAGTCCTTATTTAATCAAAAGTAAAAGACGAATGATTATTAGAGATTTAAATAAATTAAAATAATGGGTGGGCTTACAAAAAAAGAATTGAGAACTGAAAAAGATCTCACACCAAAACAAAAAATGTTTGTTGAGATAATGGTGCAAGATCATGGCCAGATAACTCAGGCAGAAGCTTTAAAGCGTGCAGGATATGATTGTAAAGATATCAATAGTGCTAGATCTACTGCTTCACAATTATTAAATAGAAGAATTAATCCTCATGTTGCAAAGTATTATGACAAGAGATTTGAACAAGAAGTAAAAAAATATGAGAGTGACAACCTCAGACGTTACAAAAGATTTGAAAGACTTGCTGATAAGGCAGAGAAGAAAGATCAATTTGCTGCAGCTATAAATGCAGAATATAGATCTGGCCAATTAGCAGGTGCATTCATTGATAGAAAAGAAGTCAGAGTAACAGGTCTGGAGGGTATGTCACGTGAAGAGCTTGAGAACAAACTCAAAGAGCTTTCAGAGAAGATCGATGGCCACAACGCCAAAACCATCGAGGTTCAATCTGAAGACACAGCACTTATTAAAAAAGGCTAGTTGGTCTGAATGGATCAAAGTCTTCAATCAAGTACACAACTCCACAATGTTTACATCTGTTGGGAGTGTATCGGTAAAAATTTATGAGAAAAAAAATAGCTATACCAAAAAAAGTAAAAGATCAGATAGATAAGTATCCAATGGTTGCTGTAGAGTGGTATGATATTGTATCAAACAGCAGTTGGTTAACATTTGACGAACTAAAAAAATCAAATTTAGCAACATGTATTACAAAAGGTCATTTGTTTTCACAAGCAAAAGGCATAACTAAGTTGTTTGGTGATTACTCTTATGCTGATAATGGTATTGACATTGAGAGCATAGGTAATACTACTATTATTCCAAACTCTGTAATTAAGAATATAAAGAAATTAAGTTAATTAATGACAATAAAAGCACAAGAGGCAAGACTTTGGCAAAAGGTCAAAAAGAACTTAACTGGTTTTCATTTAACCCGCATAGAATCTAGCACAATCAATGGGATTCCAGACATTCATGCAGCCAATAAAGATCATGTATTTTGGATTGAACTTAAATCTGATGAAGCTAATTATCCTAAATTAAATAAGTGGCAAATCGTATGGATTAATAAGTATGTTAAGGCAGGGGGCAAGGTAATTATCTTGGATGAGACCCTCTCGAAGAAGCTGCTTAAACTTTACAGACCGGTGTCCAGTTTCACTGATCCTCGTTCCCTCGTCTCGTTTGCCTCGTTCTCGTTCCCGTTACAATGGCCACGGATCCGGGAGACCATCCTTCAGGAGCTGGTAACCTGTGCAGCGTAATCTCGTTTGCTCGTCTCGTTCTCGTTCTCGTCTGAACTGGAAAAGGGCCAACGGACCATCCAGCAGCGGGAGCTGCCTTCCAGGAGAAGCTCGTGTCGTTATCTGCCCCTCGTTTTTTTACCTCTTTAGTTAGTTCGGGGGGCTGGTAACGGCATGGCACCTGCAGCTGGATCTCGTCTCGTTGTCAAGGAGAAAGATCTCGTTCTCGTTTGAAAAAGAGCACTGGCACGGGCAGCGTACAGTTCAGGAGCTGGGATCCTGAAGGAACTGTCTTAGAAACAGTGTGAAAGAAAGCTCTTGACATATATCCCATCAGGTCTTATGTAAGGTCTGCGCACGGCAATGGTGTTGAACTAACCATTCAACTGCCGTGCGTTAACTAACAAAGGAGGATATCGATGAAGCTCGAAAAATTAATTAAGAAAATTAACAAAGACAACGCGCCACCGGATGGATGGTCCGCTCATGATGCCGTGAAGAAGGACAAACCTGAACCAGGCAAAGTATACGCACTTACTGGTGGTCCCGGGGCACGCTGCATTGCTAATGGTTACTCATGGAAGGATAGTGTCGTTGGGGACGACAAATGAAGGCCTCGTCTCGTTTAGAAGAGTCCTGGCACTGGCAGCAGGTAGCCTGTGCCAGCAGCTCCAGGAGCAGGTTATGGAAGTAGTAGCGTTGTACCTTATCTTGCTATTCTTGTACCCCGAAGCTGTGCTCTTGGTTACCGGACTCTTCGTTCTCGTTCTAGCTGCAGCTTTCTAATCTCGCTCGTTTGACTGACAGCTGGATCCGTGCAGCGTAACACTTGGGCTTCCCCCCCCCCAGCACCACCACTTCCACCTGTACCACCACCTGCACCACCTCAGTAAAGAATGGTTTGGTAATTTAGTTTAGAATCGTTCTAAAAAATAATTGTTGCGTTGATCGGTGGGATTTGATAAGAGAGGCGATAAACTTAACAAAGGAGAAGATATGGGATTAGATCAACACGCACATCTACGAGGACACAAAGTAGATTGGGAAAAATACTACTCTCTCAACGAAAAAGAAAGTGAGAAAGAACATGAATCGGTTTTCGTTTGGCGAAAACACGCAAGACTTCAAGAGTTCATGGCGAAGAAATGGGCAGATCAAAATCCTTCTGTAAAAATGGAAGGACATTTAGCACATCTCGGTTTCAATGGTGACCAAGAGGCACCCTGCTATGTCACTCAAGAGGTACTTGACGAACTCGGTGAGCAGATAGCCAAAGGCTACTCTGATTATGTCGCTGAAGATGGATTTTTTTGGGGTCAACAATTCCAAGAGGATAGTGTCAAGGAGTACAAAGAGCAGGACATCAAGTTCTTAAAATTTTGTCAACAAGCGATCAATGAGAATAAGGTCGTAGAATATTGGTGTAGTTGGTAATGCCGAAAGAAAAGAAACGAGCCGACAATGTCGGCTCGGCTCGTTCTCGTAAAGCAGGACAACAAGCACAAGATGAGTTCACCAAGCGACTGACAACGCTGGTGCAGGGGTTGGAAAAGACAATGCAACTAGAGGTTGAGCCTAATGTTAATACCTTTAATAATATCATTAATAAAAAAGATAAAAAAAAATTAAATTAATTCTTGTAATGGGATTGCATAAGATATAAAAGGATTGGGCAAACATAAGTTTGTATAACTTAACAAAGAGGTAAAAATGCCAAATGCAATAAAAAAGCTAAAGCAAGATGAAAAGAAAATAATTCTTGCCTATGCTCAATTAAAGCTAAAAGCAAATAGACTATCTAAAGAGTTGGACACAATGAAACAAAATGTTGTGGATTGCTTTGATAGAACAAACCAAAATTTAATTATTGTTCAAGATGAGAATGGTAATAGTTTTGGATTACAAAAAATAAATCGTAAGCGTAAGAAATTTGAAACAGCAAATTTCAAGATTGCTCACAATGATTTATTCAACAAGTTCACTACTGAGATTGAATATAGTGAATACAAAGCAATAGGGGATAACAATGCCCAATAATGATTTAATGAATATTGCTGAAGTATTAGCGAAAAGAGTTGGCGATAAAACGCCAACTCAACTAGCTGACATGGTCATTGATAATGGAGTTAAGAAACAACTCAATTATGAGATTATGTTTCAGTTATTAATGGGTGAGTGTGAAAAGCACATACTCGAAAATGTTGGCAACCCAATTGTTGACGAGTTTAAAGAGAACGTACTAAAGAAATTTAGTACACTTGTTCAAGCCCTACATACACAAGGGTAATAATAAACAACCAATGGCGTTTAACAACGCCATTGGTGTATCTATTCCATAGAAGGCTCACAATTTTAAAAGAACAAATTTACAGGTTTGACAACTGTAAATCACGCACTGTGGTGGGTGCAAAACCGACAAAGAGGTTTACAAAGTATCTT